TAAGAGGAAACGGCCCACCATATGGCAGAACCGTCTCTCTCAACCGGGGTGCCACCCTTGGACTTTTACGCGCTGGCACACGCGGCCCATCCGGGCAGGGGCCTCCGGCCAGGCACAGTAGGATGTGAGCCCCCTGTTACGACAGGGAACGGGCGTTACCCGCCACGGGAGTATTGTTTCTCCTCTCCAGGATAGGCTTGCAGCCTCGCTGGGGTGGGAGGGACGCTACTCCCCCATGCCGAAGCACCCTTGCCATGTGGTGTCTAAATCAGGATTGCGAGAAGGAGGACAGCTGCGCAACAAGCGACAAGTCGCCAGTCGCGGCGTCCTACGACCCCTCTGTCGGGTACAGTTAGGTCAAAAGATGTCCCTTGATAGGGATGGGTCATCAGTTCTTCAAGCGACCCTTTTCTAGGTTCCACGATGGGAGGGGGGCCCATCTGAGGGCCCCAAAGCAAAGTTCTTGCGAGCTTCGCCCACTCACCACCCTTCCTCAAGAGAGAGACCCTTAGCACAGCCGTCTTGCGACGGTAGTAAGAAAGGCCCTTCAGCTTGAAGGCTTGAAGTGCTTTGTGTGTTTCAGTCAAGGTCGACGTGGAATCGGTCACCACCCGAAGGCAGTCCGGTCCGTGTATGCCGACTAAGATGGATGGAAGCAACTTCAGAGGAAAAGTCAATTTATTCCCAGAGACCTCACACACCACCCGTGCGTCCACAGACTCACCCTTATAGAAGGGAAGAGATAACAGTTGAGGGAGAAGTAAGTGACGAACGATAGGATGTTGAGGATACAAAAGACAGTAGCCGCAAGCCGCGGCCACGGGATCCCCGTACTCCGCCACAGACCTGGCCAGCACGCGACGGAAGTCCGTCGATAGGAAATAGTGACGCCTGGGGGCATCACCACCCCATACCGAGCACTCCGCCACCCATGCTGAACAAGACTGGGCGGTATCCAGGGAAGCGTGGTACTGCGGCTCGCAAGGGTAACCATAGTCCGCTAGAGCTTCTTTCAAACGGCTACACGGGTCCTCCGCCTCACGCTCGAAAATGATCATAACGTCATCTCCGTGAATGAGGAATGAAGGATCGCGCAACCCAATTTTTCTACATGCAGCTGAAACTTTCAAAAAGGAAGAAATACAGTTAGAAGAAGAAGTGGTAAGAACACCGGATGCCCTACAGGCCCGTTCACCAACGACCACCCCACGCCTGTTGATCATCGTGCCCCCAGCATAGTAGGAGCCTAACGACCGAACAAGCTCAGGATCATCGGAGGCGAGGGCGTAAAGCTCGGTCTCCCTCTCCACATCCTCAGGAGTTATGCAAGAATCAAAGCAAATAGCATCTACAGTGATAGCAGCAGGTTTCTTCTTACTCTTCCAGAGCTCCATGAGGAACCCTACACGTTGAACTGGAGTGTACTGAAAACCATAGGCCTTCCCCATGATCGCCTTAGCGACCACGGAGGGGTCACCCAGAATCATCTTCTCCGCCACTCGAAATTCGAGGGACGGGTAACAAATCAACCGGGGTGGTTTCAGTGTCTTTTTGTCCTGAAAGAAAACCTCCTGCTTAGCAGTGAGCATAAAAGGGTGTTTCTCATCCCTACGCCGGATCGACTCGATGGTTCGAAGGACGATGTCTCGGCCCCTGGGAGTCTTCAAATCTGCCACGGACAATTTGACATTGTGGCCGGGGGCAGCACCGGGCCGGACCTTAGCCACGGCTTCCTCGTAAGAAAACCGTGGGTTACGGCCCAGCCGCTTGACACTACCCCTAGCCGCTTGATAGACCTCATTGAAGAATTTGTCAGGCACGAAGTTCTTCCGGTCCTTCGTGACTTTTGAGATACGGACAGCCACGTCACGCATGTCGGTGATGTATGCCTTGGTGGCGTCTGCACTCAACAACTTACCAACTGGCCTGGTAACGGGCGGAGCCTTGGAAAGACCACACTCGAGACCAGCACCGGACCAGAGGTAAGAGAGTCCACATTTGGTTTCTGAAAGTTCGGATAGGCGAAGGTATCCATTGCCTAGTTCCGATACGGGACAGTCCTCCTCTACAGGAGTACCGTCTTCATCATAAAGTTGGTGCCCCCTGCAGTCCCAGCCTACAAGGGTGAGTAGTTCCTTGACTGTGAGCGCTCCGTCAACAACTCTCCGTGATGACTTCTCACAACATGGCATTTCCACTTTCACCTTGACCATGTTCCGTGTCGCCGGAACGGGGCCTCTGTAGATGATTTTATGCGTGTCAGCGGAGGGGCGCTTCTTGGGGCGCGCGCCCAACCCCACCGACGCCGCCTTCAGTCCCTTTCCAGCACAATTGAGAGCCGCAGCGGCCGCAACAGTGACGTTGGAAGCCGCAGCCAGGACGGTCTCAGTAGTCGCAGCAACTACAGCGGAAACCGCACTCGCAGGCGGCGGCACCAAAGGGGACTCCCCAAGGGGAATTTCCTCTAGAACCGGCGCAGCGACGGGCTCCACTGTGGCCTGATAGACCGGCTCTTCAGGCTGCAACACAGGTGCCAGATCAACGGAACCGGGGACGCAGTCGCGACAGACTGTGTCCGAGACATCTACGGTTGTTGAGTCACCCGCCGAAGCCTTAACCCCCGTTCCCAGGGAGCGAGGGAGGATCGGCAGGGACCCCACTTCTGACGTTGTTGCTGACTGCATTACGGCAGGTGATTTTGCCGTAGTGAGTCCCTCCTTCAAACGCGGAGCGTACTCCGCGCAGCAGGGGGGCAAAGGATTCCGGCCCGGTGGCAAAGGAGGCGCCTTCGGACGCAGAACCTGACTCGGTGCAGTCCCTTCTTCATCAGGTAAAAAGGAGACACTCACAGGTAAGACAGAGTTCTCACCATCAACCGTGACCCGATACTTAGGGCCGTAAAGCCTAGCTGGACCTTCGAAGCTGTTCGAGAAGCAAACAGACTCCCCATCCACGTAGCACGGGCCCATCCGCACTGCTTGGCGAATGTCCGCACGTGTGAACGTGGAGATGCTAGCCCCCACAACCTCACCCCAACGGTCTTTCTTCTGCACCCACACATACTGGGTGAAACCCAGTCTGTATACGTGCAGACCATCCTTAACTTTCGGCTTCGGCCCGCTGGTCTTAAGTCGGGTGTTGATGGGAATTGCATGCCTAAAGGAGTTGGTACAAAGCCAAGATGAGTACTTGAGGTCAAACACGTGTCCGGCACGGATGGTGGCCATCACAGTGGCTCCGCAGCCACATGTAGCGACCACTTCCCCGTCACCTTCCCACTCACCAGTGAACCCCCGCTGGCAGGTCAGAAGAGGAGCCCTGTAAAGCGACAGAGAGTCCGCAATCCAGTTGTACAACCAGGTCACGAACCGCCTAACGCAAGACAGGAAATCCGTCAACATGTCCCACCCGCAGAGGTGCACCTCCTCCTGCCTCTCCAAGATCTTAGCAATCAGGCGTGCCAACGACATCCTTTTCAGGAGGTTGGAGGCTCGCTCTCGGAGGCAGGAGTGCTCAAAGTAATCATCTGGCAATGCACTACCCCTAGGCAGCATGGTCAGCAATCGGTTGAGCCATTTTTCAGATGGAGCAGAGCTAAAGGCAAGATGAAGCAAGATACCGATGGCGGCACCAGCGACCCCCGCGCCGGGGCTACCGATAGCCGCCAGGCAATACCAAGCGTCACTCATCTTAGCAGTGCCCCCAAGCAAGTCAAAGACCACTGAGGCGCAAGTTGCCACCGCCTCCCAACCACACAGAATGTCAAAGAGGTATCCCAAGACAGGCATGCCCCGTATGCCACCACCCATAACATAGGCAGCAGTCATTCCGGCTCCCACAGCAGGAGTGCCCAGTGACCCACCGAGCGCCCCAATCAGAAGGCCCGCCGCAATGCGCGCGTCAAGCGGCAGGCGCGTCTGGAGACCCAACACCAGCGAGGAACAAATGGCCAGCGGGGGGTTGCGCCCCGCCGTCCACAGCGCCACGCCAGCAGTGGTAATCTCTGTGAGGTAGCCCTGAATCTGCGTCCAAGCTGTGACAAACGCAGTTCCTTTCCACGCCGCATTGGCTGCAGCCGCCTTGGGTAGGTTAGCGACGTCTCCACCCACCCTGCCCCAGTTCATCCAAGCCTGCTGGGCTTCCGTGGTCACCTTTGCTGCCTGACCAGAAATGGCACTCCACACTCCTGCCAACGCATCCCACCCCATCTGGGTGGTGACCACTTCGAGCGACTGTTTGGTCTTCTTGATGTCACTTGGAGTGGACTCTCCAGACTCCAATGAGGGCATAGAGGGGGTCTTGACGATACCCTCCGCCCCCAACGGTGGAATTGGAGTCGGGTCATGTCCACTGACACCTCTGGTTTTCAATGTGGCCAGAGCGACGGGCGAGCCGCCGCCCCCACACACCCATGATGTTACCACGACCAAGGACCCGGTCGCTCCAGCAATGGCACACGCAGCTGCCACCCCAACACCAACTACCAGAACCGGGGTAACATACGTGTCCGTCGCCAGAGGTTCAGCTCCTAGCCTTCGGACGAGGTCATCCACGATGTGATGGGGAGCTATGCGCTCAGGGGCACGGTGGCCCCAGCGACACAGCAAGGGAGTCGGGTTCTTACCCACGACCCCAGCCCAGCGAGGGTCGGAATCGGGTGCTTCCGCGTCTCCCTCTAGACACATTCGGCGCTGAACTCCAGTCAGAAGTGGCCATTGTACACCTCCCGCCTTGCAGCGAGTCACCTCGGCATCGTGTGCATAGGGTACCAGCCCCTCGCAAAACACGACGGCGTCTCCAAGGTTACCAGAGACGTGCGCGGTGTAAGGGCACGCTCCGTAAACCCTCAGGGCATCTGCTGCTTCAGAAGGCTTCAAGCCGTACCAGACGACCGCCGCCTCCACAGCGCCCCAAACAGTCCCAGAAGGGACGACACCCGAAGGAGCCGCCCCATCCAAGCAAAAGTAGTAAGTCCCTTCTCGCCCTCTCCCGCATCTGCCTCGACGCTGCATGCGAACATCAGCGGTGGCAGGACCGCTACAGAGGGCGATGGTGATGGTTGGATCCAGTGTTACGGTAACCTCCTCACGGACTGAAACCCCACAGTCCGTCACTGTGTCAAAGTCACCAGTGTACCCCGTCATGAGGGCGTCTGTAGCCACCACAACAAGATCACCAGTGTCTGGAATGCTCCCAGGGTCGCAACCTCGGTAAAAGTACATGGCTCTGCACCCCGCCTTGGTGAACTCCTGGGCATACATCCTGCACAGTTCCTTTGAATGACAAAACACAAGATGTCTCCCCTTAAGGTACCGTTTAGTCGGAATCCTGAAACCGTAGAAGTCCAAATCACCTTCTCCGGTCAGCTGAATCTCCCTTATCCGCGGGTGGGCGGTGACAGGGGCCCCAGCTGGGGTTGCCGTAGCGTAAAGTACCAGCTTCACGCCTTCCCCTTTCGCAAGGGCACGGCACAACCCGATACCTAAGACAGTGGTGGAATCCATAGAGTGGGCTTCATCGCAGACAACCACATCAGCCCACTTTAGGAAACGCACCGGCTGAGTCAGGAATCGACCGTAGGTGCAGTACGTCAGCTTGGAATCTGTCGTCCGGCTGTAAGCTGTAGGTCCATGGCCAGCATAGACACTAGGCTCAGAGCCGGTGAGCTTCTTCATGTACGGTCCCATCGCCATGGTGGTCGCGACGGAGGGGTTGATTACCAGCACGTTGTGTCCTTTCTGAGCATAGCCATGGGGAATCTTGGTAGACTTCCCAGAGCCTGTGGGAACGAAGAGTGGAGCCTCCACGAACCCCTCCTTAGGAACACACGGTGGTTCCATCTGACTGGTGACTTCTTTTGGCATGGTCTTCCAAGGCACATTGAACACAGCTTCATGGACTACCGGCCCCCGGTGGCGGACGGAAACCAGCATTCCAATAGCGTGTCCAGCGTCACACAGGATTGGGGAGCCGGACGAGCCCTCAAAATCTGAGACCCTCAAAGACACGTCAAGCCGCACTCCCTTCTCCAGCAGTTGACCATGGCAGAGTGCCCCGTCATTGCGCACTACCCAAGCGCTCGAGGGCGAACAACCACAGGGTTCAAGTGATCGTGCAGCCAGTGGCAGTGGGTAGACCACGGTGTCGTCGCTGGTAGACCACCACCGAGGATTCAGCGGTCCCGACGGTCCGGCCAACGTACGCGCGCGTGAGGAGTGGAACGTGGTGTACATAACACCCCCCAAGCACGTGCCCATCGACCGTGTTGTCGCTGTCCCAAGGACCATGATGGAACCCTCATGCTCCTTACTGTCCCTGCCAAGCATTGAAGTGGTCATCACGCTGAAGAACCCCCTCCCCGTAGTGCGAACCACGAGGGGTGCCGAAAGCGTGAACCCTGGTGGTAATTCCTCCAAGCCGCGAACAGTGCCAATCAGTACTTCATCCCCTCGCCGCGCCACAACGGGCTTCCCCCTCACGGAGGAGCCGCACGCCAAGACGCGGGCGTCATCCTTGATCCGCTCCAAGTCAAGTCCAGTGACATAGGCAGGCTCCAACGCCCCCCCAAACGCTCGTAAGCGCTCGGCTAGGGACGCCGGAACCTGACCCATGTGGTCATAGAGCCAAATGCCGCGGGCCCCGCATCTGGTCAGCACCCGGTCCAGCCGGGACATGCTGAGCATAGCGGACCACCGATCCAAGGCCTGAGCAAGCCGATGCACGTCCACCTGGCAAATGAACATGGTCTCGATCACCCAATCCAAGACATCGATGGCGGCGGCCAAGCAGATCAGTGTCAGAGAAATGAGGACGCATTCAGTAGGAAAAATGTAGCAACAGAGGGGCCAAAGCCACAGTGCCTGGCGAGGTCTACCCCACTTCCCCACAGGGGAATCTTCGACCTTGAGCACCAACCAGGCGTAGGCTCTGGCCCAATAGAAAAAGCAATCTAAGCGCAACCTTTTACCATACGGTGTAAGGAGCGAGAAAGAAATGCAAGCAAAGAAAATGAGGAAAGCAACAAAGTTCCAAAACCAATGCATGTGAAAAGATGTGTCATGAGTGATCTCGAAGCACACTGAGTAGCCTAGGACTGACCAAGGTCGCCCCCGCGCCAGCGCGAGAAGGACAAGGACGCCCACAAACCCCCTAGAGAGCTTAATGGCGACCAATGCCGACAACCTAGCCGGCCCCAAGCCTTTGAGGTAGAACAACAGTGCTAGGAGACCAAAAACAACACCAAGAATGTCCACAGACCCCAGAGCCCAAACAAACATCGGACCAGCTACGACAGCAGGATGCAAAGCTGCCTCTGCCCCAACGGTGCGGTTCAATTCAGCCAAGGCCTGGAGTAAGCGAGTGAGCAAGTCCTGGAGACGGGCGGTCAGAGGCTCAGGCGCCGGACTAGGTGAGGTAGGAGGGGGAGGCAAGGTGGGGCGTCCGCTCCAGGTCCAGTTCCATGACCGGATCCAAGAACCAACGTCCCCAAGGTTAAAATGCACCCCCAAAGTACTAGTCAAGTTGAGTGATGACCTCGCCAGCCAAGACATTGCCGTAGGATTAACAAAGAACTGGAGCCTTTTAGAAGCGTTTACAGCAGAATCCCACAACCAAGACCCAGTGCCAACAGCGAACCTAACACCAGATGTGAGGTAGACGTCAGATTCGTAGACACCGAGAGAAACAGCATCACAAGGAATTAAATTGCAGTTAAGGAGGAGAGTAGCGTTGATAGTCCCATTCTGTGCCCACCTCTCATACGCCTCCTTGACCCAAGGCGCTGAGGCGATAGTGTCGTTCCACCAATCAAGCATGACCACAGGAACGGGAAAGGCTGAAACAAACATTCCACACTGATACCAGACAGCAAAAAACAAAGCAGGAATAAGTTTAGCACCAGAAACCTTCATCAAGTAAAGCAACACAAAGAAAAGGTCACACAACAGCCACCAAGGAGACGGCAACCAGCCAGTGTTGGTCTCTTGCCACGACCCCTTCACATGAATGAAGTGGTCACCATCCCTGGGCACGCGCCAAGCAAACCCATCACAAACCGAAACAGTGCCTGCGCGAGTGGCCGTTGCCAAGCAAGTTGTTAAGAGCCTACGAGGTATGCCCAAGTCCAAATCCCAGAGTGCACCGCTGAACGCAGCGCAGGAGTTCACAGGTTTACCAGGAATGAGTGATGGTAACCGCGGATGGGGGCGTTTAGGACATCCAAACGCGTGATACGTGGTCCCTATCTGAGTAACCAAGTAATTGGCATCAGAAACTGGACCACGCACACCTGGATTGGACGGCCTTTTCCTCCCCACCCAGGGTGTATTCACTATTGGGTCCCAGATGTTGGCGCCCACCGCGGTGAGGTGGCGAGTGAGCCTGGGGCCCAATCCACACGCCTCAAACGTGAGACGGGGGTCTCCAGTTTCGAGGGTGCAATCCTGGGTACAAGTCCCACACCATTCGGGCCTACGGTCAACCACACACACGTAGATCACACTTGTGCCCAAGTAGAACCAACATGTGGCGGAACCATTAGGAACCAAGTTCCAGATGTCGAGATCATATTCCCGCAAGGGTTCATGACCCCACACCGTAGACCCCACTTGACACCAAACCTCCGCTGGCGTTCGTACCTTCCGGGGGCAACAAATGCCCGGTGGTTTCCAATCCCTGCCAACCACCCCCCAAAAGCGCGCACTAATCCCAAGCCAGTACAAGTCCGCGAACGGACAGGTACAGACCTGTGTGGAATTGTGCGTGGTGTAAGGCTTAGGGGGGGAGCAGACGCAAGAATCGAAAGTCGGGTCCTTGTTACACCCCCTCCGAGCAGGAAGGACCTTACCTTCAGCCAAACCAGTAGACAAAAGCAAGAGAACTGCCATTACGACACGACCCTCAAGGCAAAACAGCAAACAGAGAACACACACCAATAACCCCGCGTTGTAAAGACCAACGGCCACCCGCCAGGGGAGCTCCGCGATCCTCTCAACGGTGGTCCCAAGCTTCACCGCCGCCTGAGCTATTTGCCAAGCGTCACCATGCCAAGTGATGTTGCAGTCAAGATCACAAACAAGGGGAGGGACGGACCCCCCCCCGTAAGTAACCCCCACCAACACACACAGACCAAGAGAGTAGACCTCCCCCAACCCAAGGACCGAAGCCCCATAGGCTGAGAGGACCAACGTCCCGTAGTGACCACGCAGGGCTTTTGGAAACCCCCCAGGATCACTACCTGGTCTGTGGGAGAAGCCGGGAGAGGTGGACTCCCAGCATTGTCCCTGGGTGCAGATAACGCACCCTTCAGCAGTCATGCAACTATCACTCAAGCAGTAGTAGACGTCGTCTTCGGAACAGCAATTGGTCAGAAACACAGAAGATCCAACACGACATACTTGACGCGCCAGCCGGCCGGCCGAAGCCGCACCGGCTAACAAGAAGAGGAGAACTAGCCACGCCATGGTGAAGCAGCACACCAACACACCATGAGCAGTAAGAGGAAAAAGATGCCCCCCGCCGTCACCCGAAGGATTTTTCGGCTTGCCGCAGGTCAGGCTGCGCCGCCTGGGGGGCCCCATGGACATTCCCGGTAGCGATTGATTAGGGAGCCATTCCTGCACTCCCCCCCCC